AATGTAGTTAAATTCACCCTTGTTCATCATTTCCGAATTATCGCCCTCGCACAATTCCGTAGCGATTGTGCAACCTGCGGAAAGTAAAGCGGAAGCAACTGACGAAGTTGTCATACCTTGTTTATTTGGATCATCTTCTTTTCCTGTAGACAGAACTACTATTTCACCAGTTTTGCCGTTTTGACCTATAGCCACTCGGCTTGTTTTAACATTATATTGAGGAATTTTATTAATATATTCGGTCGCCGTAACTGCACCGTCTTGAATCAATATTCCAGCAACACCCATTGAATTTACAATGCCGTCATTTACAAGTTGTTCATACCCAATTGAATTTTGGTATAATTTAAGCTCTCGTTCATTTGTGAAACCAAGTGTATATAAATTCTCATTAATAGTTGTAGGAAGTTTACACCCGTCAGCGAAATTCAGTCCGTACCACCCTGCCGAAGTTTGATATTGGGCAATCACCATTTTATCAGCGCTTGTTGCCTTGGACGCTTCAAACATATCTTCTTTTAGATTTTTATTTTCGTAATTATCATAGGCAAGTCGCAGTTTAAAATTTATGGGATTATTTTTTGCATCAAATTTATTTACATGGGTCAACGTATAAATTGCCGCGCTTTCAGCGTCGAATTTTTCTTCCGTCCACACTGCTTCCTTGTTGTAGTATGCGCCATTTTCTTCGGCGGCTTTTTGCATGTTACGTAATAACTTATAGCATTCGGACATCACCTTGTTGTACGTTCCAGCCATGCAAAGTACCTTTTTGTCAAGTGCTAAAATTTGTTCCTCCACGCTATAACCATAAGGCACAGCCGGAATATTGGGGTTAGGTATGCAACCTACCGGCGGATTAGGAACAAAAGTAGGAAATTCTTTTTCGCTCATATTAAAATACCCCCATAAATAAAGTTTCAAGTTCATCAATTATCATCATATCAATATTTAGTATAATTGCCCGATATTCGCTAATTAATGTAGCGGGACTTGTTCCTTGTCTGCCGCTACGCTCGATAGCGTTTGTTTGGGTCTCATCTATATTGACATTTTGATTTATTGAGTTTTGCTTTGAATTATCAACAACGATACTTCTGTCACTGTCAATAGAAGCTGTTACTGTTTCGGAATCAGTCTGTTTCGTTTCGGTTGACTTATCAGAAGAATTAGAAGCGTTGTTCGTTGTTTCTGTTTGGACAGTTCCTGTCTTTGTGTTGCTACGGTTTTCTGTTATAATATTCGTAGTACCAGTTGTTCCAGTATTTGTTGTTACACCGTTGCTTGTTTCGTTTGTGGTAGTTTTTGCATTTTCATTTGTGGTATCTGTAGTGCGCGTTGTCAAGTATCCTGTGCTTGTAGTGGTACGAGTTATACTGCCATCTGGGTTAACGGTTTCGACCGTAGTAGTATTAATACCGGTTTGGGGCACATCTGAAAAATCAGTTTGCTTTGTGCCGCTTGTTACATTAGTGCCGCCACCTGTATTTTGCGTTGCATTTGTAGTGGTTAAATTGTTTGTTTGAGTGGATTCCGTATCACCCTTATTAATTTGCAGTTCGGTTAGATTGTTGGTGACAGTATCATTTGCTGTGGATTCAGTATTTTCCGAAACCGTTTCGGTTGAAGTGCCGGACAACGTTTTATTAATATCTGTCTTTTTTGTTTCGCCATAAGTGTCAGTTGTGTTGCCAGTCTCTTTCAAATTGTTTTCGGTATTTCCCTGTTCCTTTTGATTTTTTGTTCCCGAAACATTTTCTTTATATTTGAAAGTTTCTAAAGGATCGAAATCAATTAATTCACTTTTATAAAGCTCATTGTAATATGGCATTATTTCGTGCATCTTCGTGCGCAAATACCAATTGAATCTATCTGGCGTTTCTGCGCCTATTTCGCGGAAAAAATAGTGACTAATGATTTTTTTATTAAGCACATCACGATGACTTTCGTCGAAAATCGGATAATCATTAAGTGCAAGCGGGTATCCCCTGTTTACAAGTTGTCCGAGTTCAATTGTGTAATTTGCCATCGTCACTATCCTCACTTTCGGGGAGATTGATAAAGGTTTGCAACGTTGAATAATCTTCGCGAAATTTAACATTAATATTCGTGCCGAACATTTTATTAATTTGCTTTGCGGCTTGCTGTCGAGCGTTCAGCATAACATATCTTTGAGCTTGTACAGCGCCCAAATTTAAATTAACTTCATCCGACACAAGTCGTTCTCTTTTATCTGTAGATAGATTTTCAATACCAAAACAAGTTAATGCTTCATTCCAAATCTGCTTTTTTAACAAATTGAGCGAATCCGCAATATAGGGCGCTCCGGTATTTAGCGATTTTATAGAATCAAGGTCAAAACCTTTACTGCCTATAATAAGTGGTTCGTTACCATTGTATTTGCGGAATGTGTTTTTAACCGTAAGCCGTTGCTGTTCGTCCGTGATTATTACAATAGGTGTCTTTTGCGCTTTTACGTTAATGTCAATAGTTCGCTCTATTTCGTACAGTCTATTGGCATATAACATAATTGTTAAAATTGACGGCGTATGCAGATAGTTATTATAGATTAATACGCTATCCTTGTTAGTGCGTTTAGCTTGGTAGCCGTTTTGCGCATATGCAGTTCGTTGTGTGGGAATCCTATAGACATCGAGCGGCGCACCAATCATACAAGTAAGTGCAAGATTGCCCATTACGTCATCATTGAAATATAAGCAATAGCCAAATTCGCATAAGCTTAGTTCAAGGAACCGTTCGTCTACGCTGTCAGGTAAATTCTCCCACTCGAACATATTTATGGCTAATTCTTCCAAGCGATATAGATAGTCTATATAGGTATCATTATTGAGTTGAGCGCTTGAAATGTCGTTGCGAACGTCTCTATTAAGAGGCTGTAAAAAATGTTTGATTATGTTAGGCATTACCTCTGCCCCACCCCTCTATGTTTGTTAATATATTACCACTAACCCAATTTTCAGTAGTTTCCCAGTATTGGTCATGCCAAATTTTAACACCTGCCACAAAAATATTTTGAATGGTGTTTAAAGCTATGTTAGGTATGCGCCCTACAATTTTAGGATTTTTAGATTTAACATAATTCATTCTGGCTCTGCTATATTGGTTTGGAATTTTTATGGTGTTTACCTGATACCCATAATAGTCAAAAAACGTATCAATTCGTTCCAATGCCTCAGAATTTAAACAATACCTTTCAAAATAAAATTCAAAATGTCTATTAGACATCAAAAGTTCATCTGATTTAGAATATTTAGTTGCAGATGGGTCAAATAGTACATTAAATAAGGATGGGGCTAATGATTGTAGCGATGATACAGTATTAGATTCGCCTTTCATAAACTGATTTAGACCAGTATTAAACACACTTTGCGTACCTTGCGCAATACCCTGATTTGCAGTATATAGCCCAGCATACATAGTTGCCAAACCGGTAATAGAATTATTTAATGCATTAAAAGACCATTTGTAAATAGACCCTAATTGCTGTAATGCAGTATAAGGACATTCAATATTGACATTGTTCAAAATCACACCTTTACTATATGATAGATTTCCGCCCATATTTGGGCTATAACTATCATAGGTGGTATGCAAATGCGGCATTATTAAAACGTTTCCGTTCAAAGTATAACTTTCAATTACAGACAAATTACAGTCTGTCATTGTTTCTGGTGCAATACTTATTTCGTTGCCAGTTGTTGTACGCAAACTGAAATATGTAAACTGCGAATTATAAAGTTTATTATTACGTACAGTGTGTGCACCTAATTGATTCGGCGCTATTAAAATATTGGTGCCAATATTAGTTGCATTAACTGCACTGCCGCCTTTACCTACCATAAACGGAGACATGATAATAGATATTATACATTCTGTAGCGCCGAGTATCTCAAAATATTTAATTGCAGTATTAACTTGGCTGTGGTTAGTGTATGGCCAAGATGCTATATATAATCCGCAATATATACCATCGACTTCATCAGCTCTTGAAAATCCTAATTTCGAAAAGCCACCGGAATCTTCATCTTCCTTTAATACAACAAGATTTGGTGAAACTAACATGGTAACATATGGGATATTATATGTTCTAACATATCTGTTAGATTCATTATTCGCCGCTACGCCAAAATATCCGTCAAGTTCAATATTTTCACGCTCTAAATATGTAAATAAGTTGTCGTTTGCAGGATGTTCTCGTTCAATATATGACGGCATAAAATCAAATTCAAATAAATATGTTTGGAAATAATCTAATTCGTACACAATTTCACTACAGTACGGGTTAATATAATTTATTTGAGTAACAAATGCGTAATACCATTTACCAACTTGTGACGTTGTTTCGGAATAAACTGCGCTATTTTGGAACATTAAATAATTAACGTTTTCTAACTCTCCGCGATATTTATCAATACGGCACGTCATAGCTGGCCTTGTAGTTGATGATTGATAATTAACATGCTGATATGATACGTTTGCAAATCGCAATCCATCTTTAGAAAAGTTTCCAAAATAATTAAGCTGTTCGGTTTTGCTTGAAAAGTCTATAGTATCAGTGTAACTATTGTCAAACGGCACACCCTCGCATAGCACAATTGCAGAAGCAGTCAAACTATTAGCCATATTACACCACCGTCACTTTTGAAATTGCGCTAACGTTTTCGTTATGTGTGCTTGCAACCTTAACGTTAAACGTTGTAGCGGTTTCGTCAAGCGGCACAAAAAGCACACCGCGCCAATCAAGTTGAGATTTTACCGTTCCGACAACCGGCACAATTTCATACTTAACAGACTGGTCTACAATATTTGCTTCGCCAAATAACGACAAATCGCTGGTGCCACTAACCGTGGCGCTAAATGAAAATATCGTATTTTTATTTAATTTAACACTTGCGGGGGTGATAGATATTCCGGTTACTGTCATGGCCATGTCGTAAACTCCTTTTGATTAAAGAGAGGGAAAAAATCCCTCTCTTATTGTCCAGATACAGTTACAGTCGCAGTGCCTTTTTTGGTTCCGTCATATACGGAAGTGGCAGTCACCGTAATAGTTGCGGCGGTTTCGTCCGGGCTAACCTGCAACGTGCCATCATGGTCAATCAAGCTGACTGTGCTGTTGGTAGTCCATACTACACGCTGGGGTACAAGGTCGCCAGCTACCTTTGCACTAAACTGTGCAGTCGCACCCTTTTTAACCGTGGCGGTTGCAGGCGTAACCGTGACACCAGTAGCGGCAATTGTATCGGTCGTAAACAAAATAGCGTTTGCGAAAGGCGACGTGGAGAACACTTTCCACACATGATAGAAGTAATTCCAATACAACCCCTCGCTGTTATAAATCTCCGTAAACTTTGCGAGCGTGTCAAACACCATGAAAAAGTCAGCGTCAACCAACGCGGCAACCGCGCCGGTCAGCGTCCCAAAATCGTCCACAAGCACACGTTGTCCCATGAATTCAGCTTTTTCCATGTTAAACGCTGACGCAAGTACATTAACATCAATCGTAGCGTCAAATGCCGCGTCCATCAAAATAATCTGGTTGGGCTTTTTGGTAAATGTCACAACGCCTTGTGCGTTATATTGGGAACTCATAAATTCAAGCTTATTGGAAATACCCTTAATGGTAGTCACAATGCTCTTTGCATTTTCCGCACTGACGGCAGGGATTGTAACAGGCCACATGTTACCAGCTTCAGCGGCTTCAACAATAAGCTGTTTCATGACCAGATATTCATCAAATTCAGCCCCGCTGTACATGCTGTCAACAATTCTGGCAATCAAATCCGTAACGCCCTGCGGGGATACAAATGCCTGTCTGAGCATTTCATCCGAAATAGTGGCTTTGTAAAAGTTTTTATAATTGAGCTTGTGGAAAGCCGTAGCAACGTCGGGAATTTCGCGTTTAAATACCTGATTTTCGGCAGTATCCGGATTAAATTCGTGAGCGCGCGCAATATTTACAAAAATTTCTTCAATTGTTTCGCCATATTCGAGCATTCCTTTTTTAAAACGTTTCAAGGGATTGGAATACAGTTTTGAAACAATAATAACACGGGCAATGCGATTAACAAGAGCATTCAAAAATTCATTCTGGGTTGAATGATATTCGTTAATTGATACGCCAACGTCAAATATATTGTCCTGCGTAGCAATAGGCACACGGCTTTGATAATCGGCACTTGCGGCATTGCGAATGGCATTTAAAATATTAATGCCATCCGGCACAAGGTCTACTGTTTTCGGCATAGTAGGCATAGTATAATCACCTCATCTAAATAAATCATTTATTGTAATCGTCGTAGCTTGCATGTCGGATTCAAGCGTCTGACTATTACTATCGTTTTTGACCGGAGCGCCGTTGAAAAACGCTTCACGGTATTTTTCTTTCATATTTATATATTTTTCTTTCCATGTGATTTCGTCATCGTCATAAACATCTGTTTTTGCATATGACGGCGCGCCAGATACATCAATAAATGCTTGATTTAATTCTTTGAGCGCATTCATCACATATTCATTATCGTTGGTTGCTTGCGATATTTCGCTTATTTTATTTTTAAATTCTTCGGGTGTCATATTATTCTCTCCATAATAATAGTATCATCAATAAAATCAACATTATATCCGACTAATTCGGCAATTGGTCTTATGGGTGCCATCATTCTTCCGCCTTTAATCTCTGGCGGGGTGTCTATTTCGATACAATAATCGTTAACGCCCAAAACGCAATTATGCGGTGATATAGATATTGTCCGCATTTCATCTATCAAAGTGGCTAGGGCATTTTTTCCATCCCAATAAACTCGCATGCCAAACATTTCCGCACACTTTCTAACGGGTAAAAAAGTACGGTCATTCTTTATGTACGGCGCGTGTTCGAGTTCCAACAATTCACCATCACATTCCGCGAATCTATCTTTAATTTTAAATTTAATGGAGTTATATGCCGGGAGTACTTCGGTAAATTCGTCACATATTGCAAAAGTTTCGCCGCCGATTCTACTAATTCTGGTGTGTGGTAAATAAATAATACCGCCATTTACTTTAGAGCCGTATGAATTAACGCAAACAAAATATTTTTTGTCATTTATCACTGTTACATCAATAATGCAAATTGCGTGATCGGCGTGTTTTTTATTAGGGTAATTTGGTTCGATGCCGTTTTCACGTCTACCGAAAAGCCTATCAATTATAATACCTGTAACAACAGGATGATTCAATAATAAATGGTCTTCTATTTCTTTAATAGAATTTATACGAATAGCGTTCGTGATTCGATAATGTGCTGAATCTGTAGTGAATGAATTTAAAGGTGCTATACCATAATCACAAGCGTACTTAATAGCATATCTAATTCCGATACCATCAGAACCATTTGACACATTATTATAAATGCTATAAGGGTCTAATGGTATCCACTTATTTGTCAATTGATAAATATTTAGCATTCTTGCCATTGTAACAGCAAATGCTGAACATGCTTTACTGTGGCCTTGGTCTAACGCAAAATTACATTGTGGTATTTTCATTTATTGCCTCTTAAATAGTTAGCCATGTTGTGAATTAAATCCGGCAAATACAACAAATCGTTATAGTGTAATTGCCAATATTCAATAGTATTAATAATTCCGACTGATTTTAACACAGCTAAATCGTCAGCAATTGTATTATAATATTCACCTGCCGCATTTGGTATTCTTGTTTCGACTTCCGGAGAATATGAAATATTCCCCTTTCGGCATTCATAATGCAAATGTGCGCCAAAAGTGTATCCGGTATTTCCCATTACACCTATTTTGTCGTTTGCCGAAACAACGTCGCCCTTTTTTATCAATCGCTCTTTCAAATGGCAATAATAATGCAAATGTCCGAAATAATCGCGAATGCAAACATAATTCCCCCACTGCCATGTTAAATTGCTTTTATCTGCGATAATTCTGCTTTCAATACAAACGCCATACGTAATTGATACAACGGTGTCGCTCCCAATTCCGACTAAATCATAGCCGTGATGGAATTCTTTAATTCCATTTAAAACACGTTCGCCATAAGGAGACGTTAATTTTACGCCCTCGCAATTAAACGGTATTTTCATTTTAGTTTTTCAAGCAACTTCTCAATAGCCAAAGTATTATTATTAACCGTGGTTGTTAATTCCTTTAGAACAGAATCGCGCCGTTCGTTTTCAGCAATTCTGTTTTTTCGTTCCCACACGATATATGCACAAAGCCCAATAACGCAGGCAATCGGAAAACCTAATCCACTAATTAATTGCGTAACAGTTCCTACATCCATAATTACAATGTCATTTTGATTATATCATTGCAAATATTTTTCACATTGACACTCTCAAAACGCACTACCCCCAATTTATAATTTTTTATAAAGGACTCAATCAATGATGATTTTTGCCCTTTCAGTAATAAAGTGTTTGGCGAATGGTCAGCCATTGTCAAACTGTACACAAGCAAACACGATGGGTCTATGTCGTGTGAAACAAATTCAAGTCCTTCTTTATAATCAATCCACACGCCATATTTTTCTCCCTTGTACACCATGGTAAACAAATATGTGGAATTTGGCGTTTTCTTTTGAATAAATGTCGAATCGTCTCGCAAAAAATCATTATGTATTGCATAATCGGCATATGGGGTGCCAGAAATAATTTTAGCAAAACGTGTTTCCTGCATTCTGTTTTCAAACTCAGACGCTTTTATATTTTGCAACAAAATATCATTTTTAGCGATTATATCATTTTTGCCATAAGGCAAACGTAGGTTAAAATAGATAAAATACGGGTTCGTTATCGTCAGGGCGTTTGATAAAAAGAAAACCTTAACATCGCGCATTCTGGCTATTGTGCTGTATAGCTCTAAAAAATTAGTAACCTCATCCGGCAAATAGTGGTGATAGCCTTTATCAAGGATAAATTCATCAAAAATTATTTTATTAACATTTGGAAATGGTACGGACTTTTCCACCTTGCCCGTTGATAATGGCACGGCAACACCGCAATCTTGTCCGTTAATTCTAAACCTGCCGTTTTTTGCATAAAAATCAACACTTGGATAACTATCTATAATATCGTCAAAAAATTTGTCGGTTTTCTTTAATTCAGTTTTGAAACGTCTAACATAGACAAACTGACCGCCGGTTTTTAAAAAATCTTTAATAGCCCAATTTTTACAACCATAAGTTTTTCCCACACCACGCGCGCCAACAATAAAATTAAACAGACAATTATAGCTTAATGCTCTATTAATATCCCAATACATATTTTAATAAAAAGGCGGTTTCTAAACACAAGGTTGCATTATGTGATTTACTCCCGCCTTTTGATAACATGGGAAATAAAAGATTCGACAAATAGGTGTCAGCCCTTCAACCAAAACGGCACTATTTTCCAAGCGTTGACTTCCGTTTTAGGATTTATCGTTTAAATCTTCTACACCCACTTATACTATACTCCTTTATTAATATTTTGTCAATACTTTTTTCAAAAAATTCACAAAAAGTTTACATTTACCGTAAAGTGTGCGGCGAATCTGCCAATACGATTCCTCCAGCAACGTGACTAATTTTAAGTTTACCGGGATATTCCGCACCCGTTCTAAAATTGTCCCAATTTACGTATTGATAACAAGATTCTGGCATTCCCGCACACGTTATTTTTAACGTATCGTCAATTTCTTCTATATACGTTTTTTGTCTCAAAAATCTGGCGCGTGTAAATCTACTTTCCACTTTCCATTTGCCAAGTTCCGTGTCAGATACTTCAAGTTCTTTTGGTATTTCGTCACCAATTAAATGTAAACTGTCTGTGTCAGCATACACAAATCTATCGTACACACTTTGCGCGCTTGTAATTGTTTTATATCTCGCCCATGCGGTTATAAAAACACCAACCGGTATGTATATAGGTTCTCTTTTTTCTTCTTCGCCTAATTTATAATGTATAATCCCATCATCACCAAGATACGGGATTTTACTTCTAACATTCGGGTTTAATGCAAATTTACCATATAAATTATTTAGCATAAGTTTTGCAATTTGGCGCATAGGAGCGTTACCATTTATAGTAGATTCCACTTTAATTTTATTCCATTTGTCAATATAATCTCTAAACAGTGTATTGCTTGCTTTAAATTTGTAACCAAATAAATAATCTAAATCGTATACGTCATAATGCTTCAAAAACAATTCTAAATCGACACTGGTTAAAGCCATTGTAACATATTCCCCGTTTGACGATGTTATATACTCATTTGGCACAAACGCCAAATTGTTTTTTAATTGGATGGTTGGTATTTTATCTTTTTTAATTTCAAATTGGCATGAAATATATTGTACATACAAAGGATACATTTCGTCGGGAATATATGTGCCCTCATATGCTATACCATCGCCATATGGCATATCATTATAATACATAACAGAGGGATATAAACTATTTACATCTAAAACAATGCCAACTCCGATGTCAA